AGGTAAGTGCAGACGCATGACTATAGCTTCTCCAACCTCTATATCCATAACACGTTTGACCACATAAAGATCATTCTGGTATATCATTTTGTCTTCTACGTTGCCATCTTTGTCTTTGAAACGCATGTATACACCGCCATTTGCACCTCTGAAGTATGGTTCTGGGTATAAGGGTACGTCTTTTGATAGGGGGGCTTGTTTTATACTCTTCCCTAAAGATATAGGTGAATTTATTTTTCTTCGATGGCTACATGCTAAACAAGGTTCAGGGTTCTCCGCTTCAAACGTCGTGCAGTAATACGGAGCTTTTATAGGCCCAACCTTCTCTTCTGTTAAGTTCTCACTATACTCTGGGTGTCTCTCAGACATCTTATGCACTGCTTTGTCGGCATCGTTGCAGAACTTAGCTATGGATAGCCCTGCTCTCCATAAAGGTTCGCTTATATCCTGTTGGTTCTCCATGATGTTTTTAATCTGCTCACACCCAACGCCCTTTACAGTCTTATCTAGTATCACTCTAAAACTATTCTCAGAGTTCTCTATCATGGCTTTCTTAAATGCGCTCTCTTCGTTATCTACTTTGGTTGGTATGCTGATGCCCTCTGCACCTATGAGCCTAGAAAACTCGTCAAATTCTACGTCACGAAACTCTCCAGTACCAAAAAAACCTACAGGCTTTTGTGTGCCACGCTTGTGATTGTGTGTGCCAGGAACTCTAAGTACACGGGCGGCATCCGCAGTTACACCATTATCTGCTGACAAGTTATGCTGTACACACATATCTTTCAGCCCCTGGGCTACAGGCAACCACTCACCATATGATACACTTTCCTTGAGGACCCAATACACATGCACTCCGTAACCAGAGTTTACAAGCATGGGTCTAGGTAAACCTGTCTCGTTTATAAATCTTTTTAAATCCAAAAAGGCTTCATTCTGACTGCTGTATTCTTTACCCACACCGCAGTCTAAATCTAGATAAAAAGAACTTAAGCTTTTTACATTTGTGACTTTTCTATCATTACTTGTTTCAAACGTGGCTAAACCAAAATATGCGTTAACACCTCTAGCGTCTAACTCGTTAGCCTTGTTTATTACATCGTCTATGGTTGTATGGAAGCTCTGCGCCTTTTTCTCACCAAGACCAAGCACAGAATAGTATCCATCACCTAAAACTCTCTCTAAAAATTTTTTTGTTTCCATTTTTCCCACCTTGTGCCAAAGACACCACGACAAGATACGGCACGTTATCCTTTCGGCAAAAGCCTAGTCGTGGTGTAGTTCTATTAATCGTCCCAATCGTCAACGATAGAACTCAAGTCGTCATCAGCATCCTTGGTGGGAGGGGAGGGCTTTTTAACGACCTTCTTTGGTTCTGCCACCGCGTCTTCAGTAAAAGGATTGTCACTATTGTATACATATCCGTCTACCGCCTCAAATGGATTTCTCTCCTCTAAAGGCACATACTTTACAACTTGTACCGCTTTGAGACGCAGTGAAACATTCTGCTTGCCACCCATGTCATATGGAACAAACTGCACAGCCACATTAACTGTGCTACCTGTTGTCAATAAGAAGTCATCAGGTAATGAGTTACCCTTTGCGTCAACCTGTAAAGGCTTCTTGGTAACTTCGTTCTTGTATGCACCCTTTAAGTTTGCTTTGTGTGTATACATACCATCATCATCTTTGACAAAGGTTCTCTCAAGTTTATCAGCCCACTTATCTTTTTTGTTGGCTTGGTAACTCTTCGACATAGCAACGAACAACCCCTTTGCAGTGGGTTCGTCCATACGAAATTGTATAGAGTATTCCGCGTTTTGAGCTTTTGGCTCGCATGGAACAGACCGCCCCTCGTTACTATCAAAGTGATACGTTCTGTTTATTTTGGGCCATAAAGCCTCTACGTTTTTTATAATATATTGTTCCATTTTCTCTCCTTCTCTCTATATTATAAGTCTTCATCTAATTCATTCAGTAGGTCTTCGCCCACTGTTTCTTCACTACGTTTACTAGATACTTTAGTCAATGCGGTGGCTACGTCACCAACACGAAACCTATAAGTATTACCTATTTTTACATAAGTATCTTTAGGTATGTGATTCTGACGTACCCAAGCACGAACAGTTGATACAGACACGCTAAAATGTTTAGCTACGTCCTCAATTGGTACAAAAGGTTCATTCATTTCTTCCTCACAGAAATTGTTACTTCTTCCTCAATCTCTAATCCCTCTGGCTTGAGATCAGGATTTTCTTCTAAGAACTCTCTCATGTTCGCCTGATTGATACGTTTGTCTAGTAACTGAGGTGCATTCTCTTCCACAATAAGCTTGTGTATAGCATCCCATTCACTAACCCAATACTTTCTTTTAGTCGAACGAAAGAATAATCCTTCAGAAGTTCTCACGCTTTCTACATTATGGTCTTCACAATGATCTAGCATTGCCTGTTTTATTGTATCCAACTGCCGTATAAGGTTGCCATCTTCTTCCTTATACTTGGCTGACAGCATGGATCTTTCTGCTCGTATACGTAAATACGTTTTTGCCAACTTGTCAGGGGTTATTTTGTCACCCATATCTCTCTCCTATTCTTATTATCTAATAACATGTAATATCAAAAGATGAGTTAGTCAAGTACTTCTTTGTAAAGTTCTACAAATTTTGTGTGAACGTTTATTTTTCTATCTAATAATCGGTATACATGCTTTTCTGCATCAGAACCTTGTAGTTGCACGACAGTGCATTTATGTGTTTGACCTGACCTATGCACACGAGCGTTTGCTTGATCGTATGTTTCTAACGAACTTGTTGGCCCCCACCATACAACTGTGTTCGCTCGTGTTAACGTGACACCATGTGATGCTGCTTGTGGTTGTATCACCAGGACAGTTGGATCAGTCTCCTCTTGAAACCTTTTAAATATCTGTGTGCGTTTGTAGGCAGGTACATCTCCACGTATGACTTCTGTAGCTATTCCTTCGGATCGTAGTTTATCTGTTAATATATCTATGACATGTGTGAAGGGTACAAACACAAGCACCTTTTGACTCGACTCATCAATAACTTCACGTAGTACTTTATACCTATTCTTTATATCAAACTCCAAGACTTCGCCTTCATCTGTGTAGATTGCCCCTGCTGATATTTGTAGTAACTTATTAAGAGTTACAGCCGCGTTTATCGCGGTTATCTGTTCGCCTGTGATGTCTAACACGAGCTTTGTTTTTAGTTCTTTGTAATATTTCTTTTGTTGCGCTGTAAGCTCTACTTGTCTTTTGGTATATACCATAGGGGGTAAGTCTAGGCACTCGTCTTTTGTAAAACGTATGGCAGGTTGCAATGCTTTGAATACTATGTCTGTGGCGTTAGGACGTATCTTCCACGTGAACTGTGATACCTTTATCATAACCATATCTTTAAACGCCCCGAAGAACCTAGGCACTCTGTTTGGGCTAACAAGTTTCGCCAGACCATATGCGTCTGTAGGGTTCTGTGCCGCGGGAGTACCTGTCATCATCCACAGCCACGTGTTATCATGAACTAACTGACGTAGAAGTTTCCAACGCCTCGTTTGTACATTTTTGTAGTGTGTAGCTTCATCTATAATAATTAAATCAAACCCACCTTTCTTAAGGTCATCCAATACAATACCCACGCCATCATAGTTTATCACCACGTAATCAGCTCCTTCTTGTATAACTTTACTACGTTTCTCTGCCGACCCATGTGCTACTGACACAGTCCTGTGTGTTGCAAATGTAAACAAGTCATCACGCCATGCGCTGTCCATGATTGAGAGTGGGCATACTACAAGCACTCTATTTATTACACCTTGTTTCATAAGAAAGTCCGATGCCCATATGGCGCTTGCTGTCTTTCCTGTGCCTTGTTCGTTGAAGCAAAATCCTTTTTGGTGTAAGGTAAGGAATGATGCTGTCGAAACTTGGTGGTCAAATGGTTTGTATCGTCCTGTCCATGTGTATTTTACTTCTATGGGTGATGGTGATTTTATACCTAGCTGATTCAGGCTCTTTGCCTCTTCCAGACCCCAGTTAACTATAACTTCATTATCCCCAACCTTTCGGCTCTTGGGTATGGCGTTTATAACCTTATCAGGGTCACGTAGCCGTAGGCGTAAAGCCTTGTTGTCTATTATTTGCATTTCTCTTTCTCATTTTTATATTTATTTTTTATTTTTATTTTTGGTTTTGGTTAGTACAGACTTTATAGTCTTTGCCTGTTTTGCATGGGTCTTTGACGCTTTGCTTAGACCCTTCGCTACTTTCTTTAGTTTGTTTTGTATCTGCCTAGTCATTTTTTCTTGGTCGCCCCCTTTTTCGCTTCGTGCTTGGCTCTGAGTTCTTGCTTTGCTCTTTTTGCGATGGCGGCTTGCCTTGGCTTTCCTGCAACTTTGGCTCTTTGCTCCACCACAGTAAGGATTTGAATCTTCCTAGCATACGGCTTATTAATTCTTTTAACCTTACGAGCAGTTGCTTGGGCATCTGCCACAGTGGCAAATTTAATAGGGACTGTATCTTTGGGGTTTTCATCTGTATAAAGTCTCCTTCCTGATCCTTTTGGTTTTTTTCCTGTTCCTGTTTTAGGGTCTTTTGTCATTTCTTTTTCTTCTTCTGTCCGTTTCTTGCTCTGTTCTTTGATGGGCTTTCCAACTTTGTGCCGTCCTTGTTTGAACCGCCTTTGCTTAACATCTTATTGTGTGATACGTCCTTGCCTTTACGACTTATACCTTTTTTGTCGTACTTACGTCTAGCACGTTGACGTTCCATTCTATCCTCATGTTCCCCACGTTTTTTCTGTAGTTCATATTCTCTTTTGTAGGGTCTAGGTGATTTAGTATATACCATTAGTTGCTCCCATTATATACGCACTCTATAACTGCACAGTGCCTACGGCACAATTTACTCCGCATTACGTCCAGTCTTATAGTCTACCACCCATGCTTTCGTGTCGTCAACTATTACCAAATCTGCTATACCACGCCACCATACATTCTTGTCTTTAAACCCACAAGGCTCAAGGTCTGCGGTCAACCCCATACGCATCTCTGTAAACTTGTTACCCTGTCTACGTTCAAGTGCTTCTAGGGGGCCTTTGAGAAAAGAAAACTTATCTGGTATTGGTGTGCCATCACTTATAAAGTCTTCTGCTACAGCATGTAGTTCTGTGCCGTAACGCATCGCCTCTGTGTGTGGCTCTTTATAATCTTTAGCTATTTTCATATGGTAGAACTGTTTGGGGCATTGTTCAAATGCCTTCATTCTACTGTATGACCACGGTGCTACGCTCATTGAGGGTTTTTCTTATCTTTTATATTTACTACGTTATTGTCTTCATAATCTTCACTTTTGAAAGGAGGAACACCTTCTGGTAACTTATCACCTACCTTTAAATCGTGTAGGTTATACTTTTCTATATATCTTTTTAATTGTTTACTTTGTCCTGTAAGCGAGGAGTCACTTAATTCATCAGTAGGAGTTCTAACGTAGTATACAGGTTTTTCTACCCAGTTTATACGTGCATTGAGTTCAGGTAGTCCAATATCATCGTTAAATAATCCTAGTGATAATTCTGATGAACATTCTTTACAAGTAAACTCTATGACAACTCCGTCTCTCCCGTGTATTTTATTAGGCATAGAAACCTTACCCATAGATAGTTGTAACGATTTACAGATAGGGCAATGTATGAAATCATCCCTTGTCCGTACGACTTGTTGGCGCATATCCATGTAATATTCATCACTCATTCACATTCTCCATAAGATTTACCT